CGGGGCCGATGTTGTGCGTGCAGCCAACGGTTGAGATGGCCAAGCGTCTGTCTAAGCAGCGTCTTGAGTCAATGATCAGCGAGACGCCGTGTTTAGCGAAAAAAATTGCACCGGCCCGCAGTCGGGACAGTGGCAACACGATGTTCAGCAAGGAGTTCCCTGGCGGGATGATGCTGCTGACTGGCGCCAATTCTGCGACGGGTCTTAGGTCAGCGCCGTGTCGCTACATCTTTGCAGATGAGATCGATGCGTTTCCTGCTGATGTTGATGGCGAGGGCGACCCAGTTAGCTTGGCGGAGAAACGGGCCACCACATTCGCCAGGCGCAAGATACTGCTGACTAGCACGCCGACGGTGAAGGATCACAGCCGGATCGAAGCGGAGTATTTGCGGAGTGATCAGCGGCGGTTTTATGTGCCGTGCCCGAAGTGCGGCGAAATGCAGTGGCTGAAGTGGGCCCAGATGAAATGGGAGGATGGTGACCCGCAGAGTGCGCGGTATGAGTGCGAGCACTGCCGCGAGCGGTTTGAGGAATTGCATAAACCGTCAATGCTGCGGCGTGGTGAATGGCGCGCTACGGCTCCGGGTGATGGCCGCACTGCTGGGTTTCATTTGTCGGGGCTTTATAGCCCGCTGGGTTGGTTCAGCTGGGCGGACATGGTGGAGGAGTTTTTACGGGCTAAGGCTGATGCGCCGTCATTGAAGACGTGGTTAAACACCAGGGCCGCGGAGACGTGGGAAGAGGATTATGCGAGCAAGGTGAGCGCCGATGGATTGCGTGAGCGGTGTGAGTCTTATCAGCACGGTGTGATGCCTGAAGGCAGCGTGGCGTTGACTGCTGGCATTGACGTGCAAGACAACAGGCTTGCGATCAGCGTGTGGGCATGGGGCCGTGATGAGGAAGGCTGGCTGATTTACCACCAAGAGATCTTTGGCGATCCAAGCCGTGCAGATCTTTGGAAGCAGGTTGATGAAGCGGTGCTGCGTGAATGGGACCATGCAAGCGGTGTGAAGTTGCGGCCTGATGTGGTTGCGATTGACTCAGGCGGTCACTTCACTGCGGAGGTTTACCAGTTTGCGCGTGAACGGGCCAGGCAGGGTGTGATTGCGATCAAGGGTGCCAGCCAGCGGAACAAAGCGGTGATTGGCAAGGGCACCAAGGTGGACATCAACGCGAAGGGCCGAACGATGAAGCGCGGCGCGGTGGTTTACAGCGTCGGCACTGACACGGCAAAGACGACGTTATTTGCAAGGCTGAAACATAACGAGCCGGGCGAAGGCTATTTGCATTTCCCAATGGAGGCGACTGATGACTATTTCCAGCAGCTAACAGCTGAGAAACAGGTGATGCGATACAACCGCAACGGGATGCCCCTTAGGGAGTGGGTAAAAAAAGCAAACGCACGAAACGAAGCGTTAGACACGCTTGTCTATGCGTTTGCAGGATTGCACCACATGTATCAGCGTCGCGATCGGCGAACGATTTGGGATCAGTTGGAGCGAAGACTTGAGGAACCTGAAAAGGCACCGCTAAGATCGAAGAAAGCCGCGGCCACTACGGCTGGCAATTTTGTTAGCAACTGGTAGCCGTGAACATTCCCGCAACAATTAGAGCAGGCGACACGATCAAATGGCGTGATATTGCAAGTCAGGACAGCTTGGGCAATGCGATTGATAGCGGCAACTGGACGCTGACTTATTACCTGCGGACAAATACGGCAAGCGAAGGCGCGACGGTAGTGGGCAGCGCTTACGGCACAGGGTGGGAATTTACGATCGCTGCAAGCACTAGCGCGGATTTTGCTGCAGGCGATTGGTATTGGCAGGCGATCGCGACTTATGGAAGCGAAAAGGTAACGCTTGGCGCTGGCCAACTAACTGTGTTGGCGGCGCTGGAATACACCGGCACGCCTGGTGCATTGGATGGCCGCACGCAGGCCGAGATTGATTTACTGGCGGTCCAGGCTGCAATTCGTGCAATTACCAACAATGGCGCCGTTAAGAGTTACAGCATTGCTGGCCGCAATTTGCAGAAATATGAGCTGTCAGATTTGATGGCTTTAGAAAGTAAACTAAAGGCTGAGGTGAACCGTGAGAAGGCAGCTGCTCTGATTGCAAATGGCCTAGGTAACCCTCATAACCTATTCGTCCGATTCTGATGGGCCTCCGCACTCGCTTATTTAGGGCATTGGGTTTTGAGCCAATCCGCCGCCGTGGTCGGCGTATGTATGACGGCGCAACAACGGGCCGGCTGCTGAATGATTGGATTGCAGGCGGCACCAGCGCCGATGCGGAGATCAACGGCAGTTTGAGCCGACTGCGCAACCGTGCGCGGCAGTTAGTGCGCGATTCTGACTATGCCAAACAGGCTAAACGGGCAGTCGTCAACAATGTCATTGGGACTGGCATCAAGCTGCAGTCGCAGGTGATGATGCAGCGCGGCGGCAAGCTCGACGAAGCTATCAACGATCAGGTTGAGCGTGCTTGGAAATATTGGGGATACAAGAGCTATTGCGATGTTGCGGGCAAGCTGTGTTTTGCCGACATCGAGCGCATGGTGGTTGGCGCCATGTGCGAGTCGGGAGAAGTTTTCATCAGGTTGATTAAGCGACCATTCGGCGGCAGCAAGATTCCCTTTGCGCTGCAAATCATCGAGGCTGATCAGCTAGACGAGACCTATACGGGGAAGAGCAGCGCAGCGGGCAACGAGTGGCGCATGGGCGTTGAGGTTGATGCGTTTGGCCGTCCTGTGCAATACGCCTTTCTTGCCAAGCACCCTGGCGACGCACCATTCACCGGCGCACCCGGCAAGCGGCATTTGATGCTGCCTGCTGAGGAGGTGCTGCATCTGTTCATTAGTGAGCGACCAGGCCAGACCCGTGGCGTCACTTGGTTCGCTAGCGCTATTAAGCGGCTGCATCACCTGACGGGATACGAAGAAGCCGAAGTGGTGCGTGCGCGTGCTGCCAGCAGCTTGATGGGTTTTATTACCAGCCCCGAAGGCGAGCTTTATGGCGATGAGGTGTTGAACAATGAGCGGGTTAGTAATTTTCAGCCGGGCGTCTTTAAGTATCTGCAGCCGGGCGAATCAGTAACGGTGCCGCAACTAGATGCACCTGATGGCCAGTTTGAGCCATTTACTCGCGCAATGCTCCGCGCTACAGCCGCCGGCATTGGCACGTCATACGAAACCCTTAGCCGTGACTACAGCCAAAGCAACTACAGCAGCAGCCGTTTGAGCTTGCTGGAGGATCGCGAAAACTGGAAAGCAATTCAACGGTATTTGATGGAAAATTTCCATCAGCCGGTTTTTGACGCTTGGCTTGAGATGGCTGTCATGAGTGGCAAATTGAATTTGCCAGCGTATGAAACGCAGCCCGAGCGCTACCGCCGCGTCAAATGGTGCCCGCGCGCTTGGGGTTGGATTGATCCACAGAAAGAAGTTGCCGCATATAAAGAGGCAGTCCGATGCGGCTTTAAGACGCAAGCACAAGTCATCGCTGAGCAGGGCGGCGACATCAACGAGCTGATGGCTGAACGCCAGGTGGAGCTAGAGCTTGCTGATGAACTTGGCATTGCACTAGACACGGACCCGCGGTCGGAACAGGCTGCGCCATTGCCGGAGGTTCCATTGGAAGAGCTAGAAGAAGAATCGAGCGATGATGAGGGATAGACTTAGGCAAATTGCCGCTACAAGTATGGAAGAAGAACACGCCAAGGAACTTGAGTTAGACGCGGTTGAGTCTGAAACCCGTGACCTAACCGGCAAGTATCAGCGCGCCGAGTTAACAACCTTTGACGAGGTTGAAGATCGCACTTACGAGTTTCCGTTTAGCTCAGAATTTCCTGTTGCCCGTTATTTTGGCAACGAAATTTTGAGCCATGAATCAGAAGCGGCTGACCTCAGCCGCTTGAACGACAGTGCTCCGCTGTTGTTCAATCACAACCCTGACCGCGTGATTGGTGTTGTTGAGCGTGCTTATGTAGACGACAAAAAACGTCGTGGCTATGCACGAGTGCGGTTTAGCCGCAATCCATTCGCCCAAGAGGTCTTGGGTGATGTGAAAGATGGCGTCCTAAGAAACGTCTCTTTCGGCTATTCCATTGACAAAATGGAAGAGCGAGGCAATGGCGATTTTGTCGCCACGGCCTGGTCTCCTTATGAAGTGAGCGTGGTTTCTGTGCCTGCTGATGCAAGCGTTGGAATCGGGCGATCTTTAGAAGAGCCCAAAACCGAACCCGCTGCCTCGGCAGCACCTACACCCGATCCCATTTTGGAAATGGAAAACACCACCCCTGATCTGGCAGTGGTGCGGGCCGAAGCCGCTGAGGCTGAGCGCTCCCGCATTGCTGGCATCACTGCACTGTGTGCCAAGCACGGTTTTGACGACATGGGCCGCCAGCTGGTCGAGTCTGGTCGTTCCTTGGACGAAGCCCGTTCCGCTGTTCTTGACAAGCTGGGCGCCAAGCCTGTCGAAGCTGTCAAGCCGGTGGAAATGGATCAGCG